CCCCGTCTCCACACGCAAGCCACGCACGCCGAAAAATAAAAAATGACGATTAGCTGGTTCCGTTATGTACGTCATAACGACGTACAAGCACGCCTGGCCGAAGGGTGGCAGGTTGCTGCCGATCTCGGCCCGACGCATGGACAATGGAGCGTGCTAATGCAATGGTGCCGCTCGGGAAACCCGCCGGGATGTGAGACGGACGAACCGGATGCCGCAGCCGCCGATAACGAAAGCAGCCGCCCAAGAGACGGTGACTGGATTAGTGGCGGCGCTGAAGGCGGGGCACGGCAAGGGGCCAGCGATCACGCTGCTGGCGCAGAAGCTGGGCGTGAGTGCCGCGACGATCTACACGCGGCTGCGTCATAACGGACCGATCGCCAGGACGTTTCCGAAGCTCTACGAACAGTTTTTAGACGCGACAAAGGAACAGCCGGCGCGCGATATGGAGTTTGTGCGTGCCGCAAAGCCGCGGGTGACGGTGCGGGCCAGCGACAACCCGGAAGGGGAGACGATCAGGGTCTGCGCGATCGGCGATGTGCATGACAGCCCGACGCAAGACAAGGAGCGGTTCAAGTGGTTCGGGCGGCACATTGCAAAGACGCGGCCTGACAAGGTCGTGCAGATCGGTGACTTTGGAGACTTCCACAGCTGCTCGAGCCATGAGCCGATCGGGAGCTTGTCGGCTGCGCTGAAGCCTTCTTACCGCCGAGATTTGGACAGTTTGGAAGAGGCCCTGACACTTATCCACAAGGAAATTAAGGGCAGCAACATTGCCCTACATGTGGTTGAGGGGAACCATGAGGACCGGGTTTACCGGTTTCAGGATCTGCATCCGGAAGCTGACGGCATGTTCGTTGAGGCGCTGCACGATGTGTTCGCGCGGTTTGCCTGGAAGGCGAAGCCGTATGGCGAGTTCCTGTTTATTGGTGGCGTTGGGTTTGTGCATGCGCCGAAAACGATTATGGGCCGCGCGTATGGCGGGAAGAACAGCGAGCAGCAGATCGGGAACGATGCGCTGTTTTCGATCGTGTGGGGCCACACGCACCGGGCTGTGTTCAAGCAGGTTCCGAAAATTGGCCCATCGCAGCACATTGAGGTTCTGAACTTAGGGTCGGCGATGCCGCAGGGCTATGTGGCGCCCTATGCCGGCACCGCGACGACGGGATGGACCTACGGCGTGTTCGATCTCGAGCTGCGTGGCGGTCACATTGTGGGCCACCGGTTCATTGGCATGGACAGTCTGCGTGAGATGTACAGAGACTGAGGAGCTGGCAATGGACGAGGAAGACGAAGTGGTCGTAGTTGGTCAGGAGAGCGAGCTGGCGCAGCTGGCTTCAGCGTTGTGTGAGCTTGCGGAGCAGGTCGATGTGACGCGCGACGACGACGCGCGGATCTACTTGCTGCAGGCGATGGCGGGAATTACCTACATGCTTAATCCGCCGAAGGGGGAGGTTCATGTCATCGACGGCGGAAAAGCAAAACGCTAACGACTTCGTCGCGTTTATCGAGCGTTACGAGAACGACCCGATCGGCTTTGTCGAGAATGTTCTCGAGGCGAAGCCGTTGCCCTGGCAGAAGGACTTTCTGCAGGCGATTGCGCGCAAGGAGCGCCGGATCTCGGTGCGTGCCGGCCACGGCGTAGGCAAGTCGACGGCGTGTTCGTGGGCCTTGATCTGGCACATGACGACGCGTTTCCCGCAGAAGAGCGTGGTAACAGCGCCTACGTCGGCGCAGCTGTTCGATGCTCTGTATTCGGAGCTGAAGGCGTGGATTAACAAGCTGCCGCCCGTGCTGCGCGAGAGCTACGAAGTGTTCTCCGATCGCATTGTGCTGAAGGGGGCGCCTGAGAGTTCGTTTATTTCGGCCAGGACTAGCTCGAGCGAGAGGCCGGAGGCGTTGGCCGGCGTCCATTCCGAACACGTTTTGCTGGTGGTGGACGAAGCATCAGCCGTTCCGGAGGCGGTTTTCGAGGCGGCGGCTGGTTCGATGTCTGGTCATTCGGCATCGACAATTCTCATTAGCAACCCGACGCGAAATTCGGGTTTGTTTTACAAGACGCATCACGATCTTGCATCTGATTGGTATCGGATGCACGTCTCTTGTTTGAATATCCCGCTCGTTTCTGCCGACTTCGTCTCGCAAATCAAGGCGACATACGGAGACGAGAGCAACGCGTACCGGATCCGCGTCCTTGGGGAGTTCGCGCTTGCCGATGACGACACTTTGATCCCCGCGGAGCTGGTCGATGGAGCAATCTCGCGCGATATCAGTATTAATTCTTCTGAGCCTCTTGTTTTTGGTCTCGACGTGGCGCGTTTTGGTAGTGATAGGACCGCTTTGGTGAAGCGGAAGGGGAATGTCGTCGTCGAGGTGAAGAGCTGGGGCGGTCTCGACACGATGCAAGTTGTCGGCGCGATCGTGAATGAGGCGAAATTAGACCGGCCTGACGAAATATGCGTCGACACGATCGGTCTCGGGTCTGGTGTTGCCGATCGGTTGCGCGAATTAGGCATGAATGTGCGCGACGTGAACGTCGCCGAGAGTTCTGCGATGAACCCGAACGCAAACAAGCTGCGCGACGAGCTATGGTTGGCGGTGAAAGAGTGGCTTGCGACGAAATCTGTGAAATTGCCCGCAGATGATCAGCTGCGGCATGAGCTGGTGGCGCCTCGATACACGTTTACGTCGTCAGGCAAGGTGCAAGTTGAGAGCAAAGACAGTATGAGAAAGCGCGGCATGCGTTCGCCTGACTTGGCAGACGCGTTGTGCTTGTCGTTTGCGTCAAATGCGGCGATGGTTGGCGGAAGAGCGCCCAAGTGGGTGCCTGGTCAGGCTCTCAAGCGCCATATCCGCGGCGTTGTGTGAAGAAGGTTTTCGTGAATGGCTAAAACACCAGCATGGACGCGTAAGGCCGGCAAGAACGCCAAGGGCGGATTGAACGAGACGGGCCGCAAATCGTATGAGGCGGCTAATCCCGGCTCTGATTTGAAGCCGCCTGTGAAATCTGGCGACAACCCGCGGCGTGCGTCGTTCCTGGCGCGTATGGGCAATATGCCTGGACCGGAATACAAGGACGGCGAGCCGACGCGATTGCTGAAATCGTTGCAAGCGTGGGGCGCCTTGAGCAAGGCCGACGCGAAAAAGAAGGCGGCGGCGATCAGCAAGCGCAACGAAGGGAAAAAGAAATGAAAAAGGTTTGGGACACGAAAGATCCGACGAAGGGCGACAAGAAGCTGACGCCGAAGCAGAAGGCCTCGGCCAAGGCTGCAGCGGCTAAGGCTGGGCGCCCATATCCGAACCTGGTCGACAACATGCGTGCAGCGAAAAAGAAGGGCAAGTGAGATGGAAGAAGAGATGGAAGGCGGTCAGTGCCCGATCGCCACGCGCGACATCACGATCAATCTGCAGAACCGCGGGAAGGCGATCGACAAAGCCAACTATGGCCCGATGAACCCGCGCGAGCCGAATGATCGCTACTGGCAGCAGCTGGCTGCAAAGTGGGACGTTCCGGTTGAGGAAGCGAAGACGATGCGCTGCGGTAATTGCGCGGCGTTCAATCAGACGCGCGCAATGCTGGCGTGCATCGAACAGGGGCTAGGAGAAGGACAAGCCAATGACCCTATGGAAACGGTGGAAGCAGGCAATCTCGGATTTTGCGAGATCTTTGACTTCAAGTGCGCCGCCGAGCGCACCTGCGACGCCTGGATTGTCGGAGGCCCCGTCACCGACGAAGACACGGACAAGGACGACGAAGGCGAAGAGTACGAAGCCGAAGAAGGCGACGAGTACGAAGAGGGCTAAGGCGTGAAGGTAGCGATCTGCATACCGGCACGGGAGACGGTTTGCTCCGGCTTTGCGAAAGACCTGGCGATGTTGACGGCGAACATCTACGCAGGTCTTCCGCAAGACGGCATGTTCAACGTGAACATTCTTAGTGGAACACTAATCGCAGATCAGCGGCAGAACTTGGTGCGCAAGGCCTTTGCGGCTGACTTTGACTATGTGCTGTTCTTAGACGCCGACATGCGGTTTCCGGCAAACACGTTCTGGCAGCTGCAGAAGCACGACAAGGACATCGTCGCGGCGAACTACCCGACGCGCCGGATGCCGGTTAAGACGGTCGCGTTCCGTGACTTTGCGAACCTCGAGTGTATCTACACGGATGGCGGCAGCACGGGTCTGGAAGAGGTCGACGCAGTCGGCATGGGCTGCATGCTGATCAAGATGGACGTGTTCCGGAAGTGCCCGCTGCCGTTGTTCAACCTAGCCTGGTTGCCGTCTGGGAATGTGTGGGTCGGCGAGGACATCTACTTCTGCAAGCTCGCCCAAGCGAACGGGTTCAAGGTCTACATCGACCACGACCTGTCGAAAGATGTAAAGCATATCGGCACGATGGAGTTCACGCACGAACACGCCAACAAGTGCCGGCCCGACGAGCCGCAAGACATCGCAGATGCCGCGCAAAAGATGGAGGCGCTAAATGAAGAAGTCGAAGTCTGAGAAGAAAATCAGCAAGGTGATGAACGAGTTCAAGGCCGGCACGCTCAACAGCGGCTCGCCAAAGGGTCCGAAGGTCAAGAGCCAGAAGCAGGCGATCGCCATTGCTCTGTCAGAAGCAGGCAAGAGCAAGAAGAAGTGAAGCACTTTCACGACGAGATCGACGGCTGGTTCAATTTTTCGCGTCCCTACCGTGAGGCGGTCAAGGGCGCGAAAGATGGCGCGATCTTTGTCGAATTGGGGTGCTGGAAAGGCAAGTCTGCGTCTTTTCTTGGCGTCGAGATTGTCAACAGCGGCAAGTCGATTGCGCTGCACTGTGTTGACCATTGGGGAGGATCGAATGAGCCTGCTCACAAGACTGACCCCGATCTTGAGCGCGTTTTTGACATCTTTAGAGAGACGATGGAGCGCATCGACGGTCTCGACCTGCACATCCATCGCATGCCGTCTGCGCCGGCAGCTCACAAGTTTGAGGACGGATCTGTCGACTTCGTCTGGATTGACGCGGGCCATGAATACGAAGATGTCATGGCTGACATCGAAGCGTGGTGGCCTAAGTTGAAGGCCGGCGGCGTCATGGGCGGTGACGATTACCCGATGGATGGTGTAAAGAAAGCTGTAGATACAGTTTTCGCGGGACGCGAAGTCGGCTCAGAAAATGGCTGGCAATGGTGGCGCGTTCGGAAGAAGGGTTTACGCGATGAATGACATGCTCCCCGGCAAGTACGACCCGAGCTACACGCCGATCCCGAAGCCGCGCGTCCTGAACGAAGACACGGGCCTTCTGGTTCCTGATCAGGGCGGGATCGACGACGAAGAGTTCGCCTTCATACTGCGCCAGGCGATCGAGAACGCGCAAAGCTACATCGACAGCTATCTGGCGCCAGAGCGCGAAGCGGCGATGGCGTATTACCTCGGCGACAAGTTCGGCAACGAGGAAGACGGTCGATCGCAAGTTGTCCTGACGGAAGTACGCGACACGATCCTGGCGATGCTGCCGTCGCTGCTCCGGATCTTTACGGGTCCGGAACGTGTCGTCGAGTTCGTGCCGAAGATGCCGGAAGACATCGAAGCCGCCGAGCAGGCCACAGATCTGATCAATTACGTTTTCATGCAGGAGAACCCCGGCTTCCGGATCCTGCACGACGCGATGAAGGATGCGCTGATCCTAAAGACCGGCGTCATCACTTGGTACAAGGTCGACGACGAGAGCGTCGAGTATTACTCGTACTCGGGCCTGACGGCTGACGAGATGATGATGATCCAGAACGAGCCTGGGGTCTTCATCGAAGAGATGGTCGAAGAGTTCGACAGCACGATCGGCGTGCCGTTCTATTCGCTCCGGATCCGCAAGACGAAGCGCACACCGCGCTATGTCGTCGAGTGCATCCCGCCCGAGCAGTTCCTAATCGACAGCGAAGCGACGAACCTCGACGACGCGATCTACGTCGGGCGCCGCAAGCTGGCGACGGTGTCTGAGCTGGTGGCGATGGGCTACGACCGCGACATCATCGAACAGAACGCCGGCACGGGCGGCTTTGAAGAGAACCTCGAGGTTCTCGTCCGCAACCCTGCAGACCAATCGTTCTTTGGCATCACCAACGCGACAGACGAGACCACCGACCGCGTGTTCTACGTCGAAAGCTATGTGCGGGTCGACAAGGACGGCGACGGCATCGCCGAGCTGCACAAGGTCTGTTCTGTTGGCAATGGTGCCTACATCTTGCATGACGAGGTCGTGCAGCATGCGCCGTTTGCAATCCTCTCTCCGGATCCGACGCCGCACACAATTTTCGGTCAGTCGATCGCCGATCAGACGATGGATCTGCAGCTGATCAAGTCGACGATCATGCGCGCCACGCTCGACAGCCTGGCGCAGTCAATCCATCCGCGCATGGCTGTGGTTGAGGGCCAAGTGAACCTCGACGACGCCATGAATACGGAAACTGGTGCCCTGGTGAGAGTGCGTCAGGCTGGCGCCATTGCCCCTCTTGTCGAGCCGTTTGTCGGCCAAGCCGCCCTCGGCGTGCTGGCCTACATGGACGAGATCAAGACGCAGCGCACGGGCATCTCGCGCGCCTCGCAGGGCCTCGACGCAGACGTGCTGCAGTCGACCACCCGCGCAGCCGTCCAGGCGCAGCTGACATCGTCCCAGGAGCGCGTCGAGATGATCGCGCGCCTGTTTGCCGATGGCCTGAAGCGGTGCTTCCAGGGCCTTCTCAAGCTCGTCGTGCAGCATCAGGACAAGCCGAAGATTGTCCGCTTGCGGAATAAGTTCGTCCCGATCGACCCGCGCGGCTGGGACGACGGCATGGATATGACGGTCAACATCGCCCTTGGCCGCGGCTCTGACGAGCAGCGCATGATGTTCCTGACGCAGATCATCCAGCAGCAGAAAGAGATCATCCAGGTCTACGGGCCGTTCAACCCGCTCGTCGATCTCAACCAGCTGCGCGATGCTCTGGCCGAAGTGACGCAGCTCGCCGGCTTCCAAGATCCGACCAAGTTCTGGAAAGAGATCAACCCGCAGGAAGTGCAGGCCTACATGCAGCAGATGGCCGGCAACAAGAAGCAGGATCCGGCAGAGATGCTGGCGCAGGTTGAGGCCGAAAAGATCAAGGCCGACATCCTGATCAACGCCGCCAAGCAGGAACTCGAGCGCAACAAGGCGATGGCCCAGGCCGACATCGAGCGCGACAAGCTCTTCGTCGACGCCATGATCCGCGCCACCGAGCTGCAGGCCAAGTACGGCACGCAGGTCGACATCGCCATGATCAAGGGCGAGGTCGATCGCCAACGCGAAGAAATTCGTGCCATGTTCAGTGCGGCACAGGCGCAACAAGTTGCGCCAAAGCCGCAACCGCAGCCAATGCCCCTGATGGGCATGCCGATGGGGATGTGATGACGTTCAACATCCAAGCGGTCGAGGAAGCGACACGCGTAGCCGTCGAGAACGGCTACCGCGTGCTGCAGGCTCACCGCTTCGACCAGAACGACATGCTGCACGTTCGCCGGCTGGCCCTGTGGGCAGACATCCCAAACGGCTCGCGCGTCGTCGACATGGGCAGCGGGATCGGCGAAGTGGCGCGTCTGTGGCGCTTCACACAGCCCGACATCGACTTCTGCTTGGTCAACATCAGCCAGGCGCAGATCGACATGTCGCCGCCTGACATGGACCGGCATTGCTGCGACATGCTCGCCGTGCCGGAGCCTAACGGCGCCTTTGACGCAGCGATCTGCCTCTTTGCTATCGGACACGTCGATCGGTTCAAGGCGTTCCGTGAGATGGCGCGTCTAGTCCGTCCTGGCGGCATCGTGTTCGTCTACGACATGGTGCGCGTCTCTGGCGACAACGCCGAGATGGAAGAGCTGGCCTACCGGGTCGATGGGCGTGAGGTCATCGAGGACTACGCGCAGATGGCCGGCCTTCAACTTGATTTTTATCTCGAGCCTGTCGACGGCGGATGGTTCGGGCCGAACGCATTAGGAGACGACTTCGATCGTTATTTCGGCGATGTGAAGCCGGCGATCTGGCGGTTTAGGAGGGGCCATGTCGTTTGAACAAGAAGACCTGTGGCGCGAAGCCAAGAGCCTCGCAAACAGCCGCGCGGCGATGGAAGTGATCCGTCGCATCGAGCAGCGACTAATTGACGAATGGTCGAACTCTGACCCCGACAAGTACGACGCACGCGACGCGGCATACCACCTCGTCCGCGCTGTTCGCACATTTAGGGATGAGCTTGCGGCGTTGGCAAGAGAGCCAGACGTGACCGCATTTAACCGTCGCTTGAAGGGCGACCGATAAAGGAGTAAATACATGGCTACAGCCGAGCAATCGCAGCCCAGCGAAATCGGCATTGCAGAAGCAGCAGATCGGATGGCGGCATTGATGGGAGGCCCAGAAGCCGAACCCGCACCCGCCAAAAGTCAGCCTGCCCCTGCCGCGACCGAAGAGGTCGAGGCGTCTGCGGAAGATGTCGAAGAGACGCCTTCAGAGGATGGAGAGGCCGCAGAGACCGAAGAGGTCGAAGCGTCATCCGACGAAGATGCGACAGAAGCCGCAGAGGACGACGACGATGGTTCTGAAGGTGAGCTTTCAGATGACACGCTCGTAACCGTCAAGATTGACGGCAAGACGCAGCAAATCACTCTGAAGGAAGCACGGGAAGGCTATCAACGGCAGTCCGATTATTCGCGTCGAATGAACGCTCTCCGTGAGGAGCAGCAGGCAATCGAAGCAGTTCGCCAACAAGTATTAGTTGAGCGGTCGCAATACGAGCAGATGCTCCCCGTCCTGCAGCAGCAGCTTCAGCAGCTGATGCCGCAAGAACCGGATTGGGAAAAGCTGCATCGTGAAGATCCGCTGAACTACCCGCTGATCAGAGACCAGTGGCGCGACTACCAGGAGCGCCTTGCCGCGACGAGAGCCGAACAGGAACGTCTAGGCTATCTGCGTCAGCAGGAAGAGCAGATGCGTCTGCGTCAGGTCGTTCAAGAAGGCCAAAAGTGGCTCGTCGAGAAAGTTCCTGAGTGGCGCGATCAGAAGAAGTGGGACGACGCGCGTAGCAAGCTGAAGGACTATGGCCGCAAGGTCGGCTATACGGACGAAGAACTCGCGCAAGCATACGATCCACGCGCTCTTTTAGTTCTCGATAAGGCTCGCAAGTATGACGAGCTGATGGCTAACCGGCCCAAACCTGTGAAGCAGGAAGGCCCCAAGCCGATGAAATCGGGAACCGCGGCATCTACACCGCGCAAGGCAACCGAAATAACGCGAATGAAACAACGTCTCGCTAAAACTGGCAGCGTCGATGACGCCGCTGCATTTTTCGGTCTACTAGACAGCAGGAGGTAAGCCAATGGCTTCCGTTTCTAAAGTAACGACGTATGACGCGTCGAATGCAATCCGCGAGGATCTCGCCAACATCATCTACGATATCTCCCCGGTTGATACGCCGTTCATGTCGAACGTCGGTCGTGACACCGCATCGAACACATACTTCGAGTGGCAGACCGATGAACTTGCAGCCGCGGGCGCGAACGCAGCCGTAGAAGGTGCAGACGCTGGCAATGCCGACTTTGACGCAACTCTGCGAGTGGCGAACTACTGCCAGATCTCGACGAAGGTCGTCTCGGTGTCGAACACATCCGATGCAGTTAACACTGCAGGGATGCGCACAGTCATGGCCTACCAACAGGCTAAAAAATCGAAAGAGCTAAAACGCGACATGGAATTTATCCTGTTGCGTAACCAGGCTGCTTCTGCCGGCAGCACGTCGACCGCTCGCAACACTGCAGGCTTGCCTGCATGGTTGCAGACGAACGTGCAGGCCAACGGCGCAACTGCAGGCACGATGTCTGGCGCTGGCGGCAACGGCTATCCGAACGCTGCCTTCACCAACCTCTCGACATCGACCGATGTCGCGTTCACGGAAACCATGCTCAAGACTGCACAGCAGCAGGCTTGGTCGGAAGGCGGCAATCCGTCGATCCTCATGGTCGGCCCGTACAACAAAACTGTCGCATCTGCGTTTGCTGGTCTCGCAGAACAGCGCGTGACCTATAACCAGGTCAAGCCGCTCAAAATTATTGCGACAGCAGACGTATACCTCGGAGATTTCGGGGAATTGGCCATAGTCCCGAATAGATTTCAGCCCGAAAACTTCGCTTTCGTGCTGGATCCGGAATATGCGTCGGTCTCGTACCTGCGTCCGTTCCGCGTCATCGACATCGCCCCGACAGGCGATGCCGTGAAGAAGGAACTCGTGGTCGAGTACGGCCTCCGCGTGAAGAACGAAAAGGCTCACGCGATCATCGCCAACCTCACGACCTCGGCGTGATGATTAAGGAGGGCGGGGCAACCCGCCCTCTCTTTATCGGAGAGGATTAATGGCGGAAGAGTTTGCGCCTGGCAGTTTCAATCTCGGCGGTGATGAGTTCACCGGCTCGATGACAAAGATGCACATCACGCCTGACGGCAAGATGCACATCGAGAATATCTACAACGTCGACCCGATCGCCGAGCAGGCGAAAGCCGAACGCAATGAAGTTTCACGCACGGCGAAGGTCGGCGACATGGTGAAGGTCGCAAGCCTGCCGATGCACGTTTATCTCGAGCTGCTGCAGCGCGGGATCATTGGCGATCAGCCGGCAATGCGGCGGTGGTTGCAGTCTGAAGAAGCGCAGCCCTGGCGCACGCACTGGATGGCAAGCTGATGGCGACGATCACAAACTACACGACGCTGCAAAGCACGATCGCCGACTATTTGAACCGCGCGGATCTGACGGCTCAGATCCCGACGTTCATCCAGCTCGCTGAAGCTGACATGAACACGCGTCTTCGCACGCGCGAGATGATCGTGCGGGCAGAGGCGACGAGCAACAACGAGTACGTTCAGCTGCCGTCTGATTGGGTTGAGGCGATCAACCTGCACATCGTCGACGGCGCGCAGCCGTTGCGGTTTGTGACGCTCGACCAAGCCGATCGCATCATCAAGGAGAACATCTACACGCAGGTCGCGGCGTTCTCTTTGATGAACGGGGCGATTGAACTGGTTCCGCCTCCGACAGACAACCTCGACATTGAGATGATTTACTACGGGAAGATCCCGGCGCTGTCGTCTCAGCAAGCAACGAACTGGCTACTGACCAAGGCGCCAGACGTTTACCTATACGGATCTCTTCTGCACGCGCAGCCGTTCCTGATGGACGACCAGCGCATGCCGGTCTTCGCCACTCTTTACAACTCTCGGATTGAAGCCCTAAACGAAGAGAGCATGAAATCAACCCACAGCGGATCCCCGCTGATCGCTAGAGCCAGGAGGGTCTACTAATGGCTGGTTTGAGTAACTTCGCGGAAGACCTGGTTCTTGACTGGCTCTTCACAACGAACACTGCAACGCGCCCGACTTCTTGGTATGTCGGCCTGTTCACGGTGGCGCCGGGTGAAGGTGGCGGCGGGACAGAGGTTGCTGGCAACTCATACGCGCGCGAAGCCGCGACGTTCACTGTTTCTGGCGATGCTCCGACCACGGCGGCAAACAGCTCAGACATTGAGTTCCCGACCGCCACAGGGAATTGGGGCACGATCGTCGCTGCCGGCATCTTTGACGCGGCGTCGAGCGGCAACCTGATCGCGTTCGCCGATCTGACAGCCTCTAAGACCATTCAGTCCGGCGACGTGCTGCGCTTCAACGCAAGCACGCTGACGATCACTCTGGACTGATAGATGTCCGATTACGGCGTAGCAGATTATGGCGAGGGACTATATGGCTCCGGCTATGTAGTCGACGCCGCGGCTGCGTCCGTCGTTACATCCAACATGGCGGCTCTCGGATCCTTGCGAGCCGGAGCCGTCGCCGCATCGACCGTTCAGTCAAACGCGACAGCGGCTGGCCTGCGCATCCTGCAGGCAACATTCCAAGCCGCAGTGACGACATCGTCTGGTGCGGCTGCAGCGAACACACAGCTGCCGACGTGTGCAATCACGATCACGTCGGACATGGATGCGACAGCGCAACGCGTCGCAACCGCAGAAGACACGATCGCCGTTACATCGAATATGTCGGCGACCGGAGAGCGTGTTGCTGAGGCGTCAGCCGCAGGGACATGCACGTCAGACGGAACAGCAGACGCATACATTGCAACGCTGGCGTCCGCTGATATTGTGATTTCAAGCGGCATGGCTGCTGATGGGCAGCGTGTCCTGATCGCGCAGGAAGGCATCGTCGCGCAGTCAAATGCTGCCGCTGATGCAGATGCTGAACTTGCAGCGGGCGCAACAATTCAGATCGCGTCGTCGGCGACGGCGAGCATGATCCGCATCCGGTTCGTTGTGGCGCCGATCGTCGTCACATCGAACATGGTAGCGACAGGACGGTATCTGTGGGAAAAGGAAACCGTCGACACGGAAATCTGGACGCCTCAATCAGTGGCGTCTTCACCTTGGACTGTTTTACCGACTGCGGGCGACAGCTGGCAGCGTCTCAACTGAGGGAGCCGATAAATGGCCGACAGTTTTACACCAAACCTGAACCTCACCAAGCCGGAGGTTGGAGCCAGCCGTGACACCTGGGGAGGGAAGGTCAATGGCGACCTAGATAGCATTGATGCCGTCTTTGCTGCCAACGGCACGGGCACGTCTGTCGGGTTGAATGTCGGCAGCGGCAAGACGCTCACGGTTGCAGGAACGGCTGTCGTATCAGGCACGGCTCAGTTCGCTGACGGCTCTGCAGCTGCTCCGACGATCGCTCACAGCGGCGACACGAATACCGGCGTCTTCTTTCCTGCGGCAGATACGGCGGCAATCACAACGGGCGGGACGGAGCGCGTTCGCGTTAATAGCAGCGGTAACGTCGGCATCAATAATGCCTCTCCCGCTAACCAGTTAGACATCCTCAACAGCGGGGATCCGACGTTTTCGTTCTACCGGACTTCTAGCTCTGTCGGCGTTGGTCTTGGTCGCGTGATATTCGACGGCCAAGATGCGTCTGCAGCTCGCGCAACTTACGGTCGTATTCAGACTGAAATTGCCGGCAACACGGCTGGCTTGCACAACGGGCGGATTGTTTTTGCGACGGCAACCGCGGGTGCGTTGACGCAAAAAGCAGTTATTGACGAAAGCGGAAATGTCGGTATTGGTGCGGGCTCTCCCGGTTCAAGACTTGATGTTTTTACAACATCAGCAACAATTGCAAATTTTCAGTCAAATGCAACAAATGGTGGATACTGCACATTTAATAATGGGGCTGCAAATACATATATTGGTTCTCAAAAGGCCATATTAGCGACTGGAAATGCTGCGGACTTTGCAATTGTCGGGACTGGTGCAAATAATTTTGTGTTTGGTACTAACAGCGCAGAGCGCATGCGTATCAAGTCAGACGGCGAAGTTCTCATCGCCGGAACGACTGACCAAGGCGCTTACAATCTTCAAGTAAACGGAACAGGTGTTTGGGGCGCTGGTGCTTACGTCAACGGCTCTGACGTTCGTATCAAGGAAGGCATTGCACCACTAACGTCTGGCTTGGACGTTATCGAAAAGCTCAACCCTGTTCAGTTCCGCTACAAACAGGACTGGTGCCGTGACAACGCGATGCAACCCGGCTTCATCGCGCAGGAATTGCAAGTGGCCCTTGAAGGCAAGGACTACATTGACGGCGTTGTGCAGCAAGGCCCTGAATATCTCAGCGTGGCCTATCAGGCGCTCATACCTGTGCTGACGAAAGCCATTCAGGAACAGCAAGCGCAAATCAACGAACTCAAGGCGCGTCTCGCTGCATTGGAGAACGCATAATGACAACCTTCACTTGGTCATTCCCGCAATTCGATGTCGTCCCGTCTGAAGACGGCCTCACAGATGTCGTGAAGACAATTCACTGGCGCTATGACGCAGTTGACGGCGAGTACGCCGCAGGCGCCTACGGCACAGTCGGGCTTGGCGAACCAAACCCGACAGACTTCATCCCATACGACCAACTCACAGAAGCATGGGCTATTAACGCAGTGTCAGCGTCAATCAACGTGCCGGAAATGCAGGCC